AACAGTATCAGCACCTGCAACTGGCGCTGCTGGCACAAAGCAGGATATTCTAGTTACAGCAACAGACGTATTTGGAAACAAGGTTTCTGGTAAGTCACTTACTGCAACAGTATTTGCTGCAACAGCAGTCATGGATACAGCAACAGCAACAACTGGTGCTACACTTTCAGACTTTGGAGTAGCAACATTTAAGGCAACACTTCCAGCAACTGGAAATCGTTCACTTATTATGTTTGCTCCAACAACTGCTGGCGATGCATCAACTGCTGACGTAGTTGGTCTAACTGCTCGCACACTAGCACCATTTGCAGAAATCGCAGTTCGTGATCTAGTATCAGAACTTGCTGCTGAGAAGGCTGCAAAGGATGCAGCGATTGCTGCTAAGGCTGTAGCAGATGCTGCAGTTGTAAAGGCTGCTGCAGATGCAGTTGCTGCTAAGGCTGCTTCAGATAAGGCACTTGCTGATGCAAAGGTTGCTGCAGATGCAGCACTTGCTGCAGCAGTTAAGGTAGAGACAGATAAGGCTGCTGCTGCTAAGGTAGCATCAGATGCTGCTCTTGCTGCTAAGGATGCACAGATTGCTAAGTTGACAGCAGATAATGCTGCAGCAATCAAGTCACTTAAGGATGCTTTCAACAAGTTGGCTCGCCAATGGAATGCAAAGAATCCAAAGGCTAAGGTTACTCTAGTTAAGTAATCAATACTTAAAAGTTTGGGAGTCAGGAAACTGGCTCCCTTTCTTTTTGTCTGCATGTCTAATTGAATAATTTGATATAATAGGCAAGAGGAGAGTCCACCACTTGAAAAAACTCTTGCGTATATTTACAGTTTCTACCCTTGCCTTTGCTTGGCTTCTAATAGCCCCTACAGAGGCTCATTCTGACGATCCTTTAACTGTTGCATCTCAAGAAATACAAGAACTTAACAGTAAAGTAAGCAATTTAGTTTATCAGGATGACTTTATAGATCTTATAGACATAGCAGAAAATAAGTTTGCCTATGCCACAAATGCGATGGAACTTAGAGATGATGCCTACGATGCCCATGAAGATGCGGTAGAAGCAGAAGCCACAGCCTTAGAAGAAAAGAACCTTGCTCAATCAAATGTAGATAGTCAAACAATCATAGTGGGCACAGCACTTCAAAATAAAAATAATGCCCTTACAGATAAAAATAATGCTCAAAATGCTCTTAACATAGCAAATATAAATGTTCAAACCACACAATCAAACCTTCAATCCGCTTCTGCACAAGGTCTTCAGTTTACTGTATATAACTTATTAAGAAACGGAAACGTAGCAGTTCCAGGCTCTGTTATATGCAATGGAATATGGAATTCAAACTCTATGAATCTCCCAGTTTGCGGTAGGTATGAAAACTTTATAGTTAAGTTTACTGGAAAAATAACTGTTCCATCATGGTTTACATCAACATATTTTGCTGGTGAAACAGATGATGGATTTAGAATGTATGTTGATGAACAACTTGCTGTTGATAACTGGGTAGAACAAGGTGTAGAGTGGAGTCTATATTCTCCAGTATACGATGTCAGCCAAGACAAAACACTTAATGTAGAAATCTGGTGGTACAACGGTGGAGGCCCAGGATCCTATCATCTTGGATGGGCAATTCCTGGTGGATGGACTGGTGCAGGATGTGACTATGCTGGAAATCCAAGAGTATGGGGACAAAATTTTAGTTGTAATCTTAATACATTTTCTTCTGGATCAGGACCAACTCAAGCACAGATAGACGCATATGATGATGCAATTGCAGCAAGGGCTACAGCACAAACAAATTATAATAATAAGTTGGCAGTATACAATGATAAGTCCACTATTTATACACAGGAAAATAATAAACTTACTACATATAATCAAACATTAACAACTAAGACTAATGCACATAATTCTGCAGTAACAAATACATCAAACAAGTTGACTGCAAAAAATAATGCTATAGCAACATACGATCAAGCAATTGCAGATATGAATTTTGCAATAGATGATGCATGGGAATATTATTATGAGCAGGCACAGAGAGAACTTAATGCTGCTATTGCTCAAGCAGCAGCCAATGCTGCAGCCAACCAGCCTACCCCAGAACCCACACCAGAACCTTCTCCAGAACCAACTGAAGAGCCAACTGAAGAACCAAGCCAAGAGCCTTCACCAGACCCAACTGATGAGCCAACAGGTGAACCAACACCTGACCCTACTCCAGAGCCATCTCCAGAGCCTACAGTAGACCCTACGGATGAGCCTACACCTGAGCCTACCCCAGAGGTCACACCAGATCCAGAACCAACTGAAGAGCCAGTTGTAGAGCCTACTGAAGAGCCTACTCCAGAGCCTTCACCAGAACCTGGACCAGATCCAGAAACTGAAGAGAACCCTTGGACTGAGCCAGATACAGAAATCACTGATGAGATTTTAGCAGCCCTCATTCCTGAAAAGGGAACTGGTACATCAGAAGATCTATCTGGAGTTATTGCTAATCTTACAAGTAAGGATAATAAGTTAGTTACTCTTTCCCCTGAACAGATTACAGCAGTAAGTCAAACACTCAAAGCATTGACACAAGAAGCAAAACAAGAGGTTGCAGAAGACCTTGGTATCAAGCCTTCAGAAGTTGCACAGATTGCTGAGCAGATGAAGTCTAACCCAGCACTTGCAGAAGCATTCGTTGAGTTCACAGACAGAGCAGAAACTGCAGGGGAGACACCAATGCCCTTTACATTAGCAGATGCAGTAACAGAAGTACAAACAGAAGCATTCTTAGCAGACCCACTTGGAGCAGTATTTGAAGTGGATGTTACAGAACTCCTATCTAATTTCTCTGAATTAGGTATGGATATGACAGACGATCAGAGAGAGAAGGCCCAAGAAGTCATTATTCCAGTAATCATTGTTTCACAGATTGCTAATGTAATGATTGGGATGAGGAGATAATATGAAAATCATCAAAAAAGTTGTGAAGGGATTCTTCACATGGCTGAAAGATGCTGGAGTTGAAGTAATAGCACAAGCCTTTACTCTCCTTGGCTTCTTTATTGCATGGTTAACACTAACAGGATCAGCAAGAGATATTGTTGGTATTGCAGTACTTGCAACCACAGTTATTTGGCTAATCACAATACCACTAAGAAAGGAAGATTAAAATGGCAAAAAAGAAAGATATAGACCTAACAGTAGTAGACCCATCTACAGGTGAAGAGGTTCTTGGATCATCAGCGGTAACAAATATTTGGAATATTTTCCTTAGAATTGTTGCTGTATTTGCTGCATCAGGACTATCAGTCATTGGTGCAGGTGCAGTTGTTGGTATTTCTACAGTAACAGCCGTCACAATGGCTGGATTGCTTGGAGTAGCGACAGTAATTGAAAGACTTGCTCGTGCATTTTTGGATGATGGCAAGTTGAGTGCTGCTGAAATTAATGCGGCATTTGCTAAAGTAGATAAGCAGTCATAATAGACCTTGCTTGACACCCCTCCTGGGCAATGGTATACTTAAATATACCAAAACTTGGGAGGGGTTTGTCATGACTTGTATTGTTGCTCTGCGCCATGAAGATAAAGTTTATATGGCTGGAGATCGTGGAGCATCAGATGATGGAGTTATTCTTTCACTAAATTCCCCAAAGGTTTGGAAGACAGGACCTTATTTAATTGGGTACGCAGGATCTATGGATGGCGAAAGAATGAAGCATAACTTTAAACCAACTGCACCCAATATTAAAGATACAGATAAGTTTATGCAAACAAGGTTTGTAAAAGAACTTCGTGAATTTTATAACGAGTTTTGGGTTGACACTTCTAAAGAAGGAGATCTTAGTCTAATAATTGGTATCCGTGGTGAAATCTATGAGCATAGTTCAGGAGATATGTCACTATCTAAATACTCATTGCCATATCTTGCTATTGGTTCTGGTTCAGAATATGCATACGGTGTTTTATATGCAACAGATAAACAAAAAAATGCTAGAAACAGAGTTAACCAAGCCGTTGCTTCAGCAATTAAATTTAATCCATCTTGCATGGGTCCAGTCGATGTGGTAAGCATTTAAGGAATTTTATGATTATAAATCAAGATGATGGATTATTTGTTCCAGAAAAAACTATTGCTATTTTTCCACTCACACCACATTCTGGACTAGAGCCTTTTGACATGAATTATAGTTCTTTTTTAAGACCATTAAACTCTGACCATAAAAGAGGATGGTTCACCAAAGACTTTTATAGGTGTTTACCGTTGTCAATAGGAAATATGCAGGGATTTGCTATAAGTGTTCCATATTCTTTTGATGTTGTTTGGAATGGTGGTAACTCTGTAGAAGACTTATCAATACAATCATATATGCACGATGATAAGTTTAAAAATAAAAATTATGTTACTTTATCATCAGAATTTGGTCATGGGATATTAACAATACATATCCCAATACAGTTAAAAACTCCTATAGGTGTAAATTTAATGACAATTGCTCCACCAAATTTTCCATTGCCTGGGATGAGCCCTATGACTGGAGTTGTTGAATCAGACAATATTAGATTTACATTTACATTTAATATAAAAATAGACATTCCAAATGTAAAAATTACAGTAGTAAAAGACTCTCCTATTATTGGCATAATCCCAATACCAAGATATTTTTGTGATTCTTTTGAATTAAAAAATGCAACCGATATTTTTCCAAAAGATATTATAGAAGATGAATTAAATACTGTTTTCGAACATGGCTCTTTAAGATATGAAAGTAATTTTAAAAATTTAGGTCCAGACAAACTATACTATACTGGAAAAGATGTGCGTGGAAATAAATTTAAAGATCATCAACTACCTAAAAATCAATAAAATGGGGTTGACTTATTTTTTGATAACTGTTATACTTTATATATGAACGAAGAATTTGAAGAGATTCTAAAAGATATACAAAGCGTGGAGTCAGATTTTAATGAGTTTGAGATTTGGCTTAAAAACGGAATTGAGCGGGGATGGGTAACTGAACCGTTCTGTAATACTCATGAGGGTGATCCCTATATGAATGAAGAAGAACAGCAAGAGTGGGAAGAGGGCGGAGACCCTTGCCAGGTAGTAATTAAAATCAAAGAAAACTAACAAGGAGAAAAATGAAAAAAATCGCAGTGGGAATTATTGCAGTACTTAGTTTAGTATTGCTACAACCAGTACAAGCACAACCAAATAAATCAATTGTTATTATTGATACAGCAATTGATTCATCTATTCCACAACTAAAGGCAAAACTTGTACAAGAGGTTTGTATTCTTGGAAGCATGGTTTGTCCAAATGGTCAACGATTCCAGGAAGGTCCTGGAGCAGCAACTCTTCCATCTTCAGTTGCACTAAATGGTGGATTTGAGCACGGAACAATTATGGCTCTAATTGCTAATCAAGTTAATCCAGATGCTGACATTATCTTTATTCGTATTGCAGGACTAACTAAGCGTGGAACAATGGATACATATAGTATTACTGAAGTAGAAAAGGCTCTTACATGGGTAGTTGCTAATAAGCAAAAGTATAATATTGTTTCGGTTTCTGCTTCACAGGGAACTAATTCTGGACTTAGAACTGGAACAAACTATTGCCCAATCAGAGCAACTCACGCTACACTTATTGGAAACATTGACAGATTGTCATCATTAGGTGTTGCTACATTTTTTGCTGCTGGAAATAATAGAGATTACTCAAGAATTCATTTCCCAGCATGTATTCCACAAGCAGTTGCAATCGGTGGAGCAACAGAAGATAATGCTATGGCTCCATACTCAAATGCTGCACCAGAGGTAGACTTCTATTCTCTTGGAGCATTTAATACTCAGATTGGTAGATCAGTTGGAACATCTGCTGCTACCGCTGCATTTTCTGCATACTGGGCTAAAAATTACAAGGGTACATATCAATCAACATATGATTATTTTGTATCAGTATCTAAGTCAGCAGTAGGAAGAACAACAACAACTAATAGGCTTGTAAGTCTTTTAGGTTAATTGGTTTTGGTCTGTAACTCAGTTGGTAGAGTGCCGAACTGTTAATTCGGAAGTCGCAGGATCGTAGCCTGCCAGACCAGCAAAAGCGAGTGTTGCATAATGGTAGTGCACCATCCTTCCAAGTTGGCTGTGCCAGTTCGATTCTGGTCACTCGCTCCAAGGCCCCATCGTCCATGGGTTAGGATACCAGGCTTTCATCTTGGTGAACAGGGTTCAAGTCCCTGTGGGGCTACAAAAGTTTGATATAATATATATGTACTTGCCAAATGGAAGTACATTAACTTATTCGCTTGAAAGGGGAATAAAATGGTAGTAACACATGCAATGGATCTATTCAATGATCCTTTTTTTATTGGCTTTAACAGAGAGTTAAGCCGTTTGAACACAGCACATAAAACAAATTCACAATCCTACCCTCCATATGATCTTCTTAAATTAGATGAAGATACATACAGAATTTCTATAGCCGTTGCTGGATTTTCTAAGGAAAATATTAATGTATCAGTAGACAATGGAACATTAATTATTAAGGGTGAGATTGTAGAAGTAACAGATGCTGAAGTTGTTCACAAGGGAATTGCTGGTCGTAAGTTTACACGATCATTTGCTCTTGGAGAATATATGGAAGTAACTGGTGCAGAAATGAAGGATGGTATGTTAAATATTAATGTAGATCGTATTATTCCTGAAGATAAAAAGCCAAAGACTATTGAAATCAAACTTGCTAAAAAGTAGTAAATAGGCTATAATTATATAAGAGACCTAGGTATGTCTTTAAACTGCCCCTTAATATTAGGAGATAAAAATGGCAGCAAAAGGAAGTTTAGAAGCAATCATTGAGGTTGCGAAGGCAGAACTAGGAACTATTGAAGGTCCTAAAGATAACGAAACAAAGTATGGTGCATGGATGAAGGTCAACTTCCAACCATGGTGCCAATCGTTCGTTTCATGGTGTGCATTCACTGCGGGGGTTGCAAAGTTTCCAAAGTCTGCATCAACAGTAGCAGCATCAGATCAGTTTAAGAAGGAGGGTCGTTGGGCAGATGCTCGTAATGACGATCCAACACCAGGAGACTGGATTTATTTTGATTTCCCAGAAGATGGCGTAAATCGTATTTCACATGTTGGTCTTTGCATTAAGAACAATGGTGATGGAACTATTCAAGTTATTGAAGGAAACACATCAGGAACTTCAAAGGGAGACCAGAGAAATGGTGGAATGTGTGTAGAGAAGACTCGTGGATATGTCAAGAATAACAAGCAGAAGTTGGTAAACGCTGTTGTTGGTTGGGGTCGTCCAGTCTATGCTGGTGAAGAAAATGTTCCACTGCTTTCAAAGGTTGGTTCATCTGATGTTCCAGTCAAGCAAGCCTCTGCACCATCTGCTACACCTGTCGCTCCTGCAAAGAAAGAGTTTAAGCAGTTTAAGATTGGTGCAAAAGGTTCATCTGTAAAAAAGATTCAAGAAGCGCTTAATCTAAAAGCAGATGGATCATTTGGTCCAGGAACTGAAAAGGCAGTTAAAGATTTTCAGGCTAAGGCTAAACTACCAGTAACTGGAGTTGTAGATATTAAAACATATAAGGCAATCTTGAAGTAATGCCAGTTTATGAATATAAATGTACTGGAACTTGTCAGGACATTATAGTTAAACAAAGATCAATTAAGGAAAGCGATCCAGGGTATGAGTGTGAAACTTGCACTCTACCACTGGAACGTGTATACTCTAATGTAACAGCAGTATTCAACGGTAGTGGATTCTATTCCACTGATAACAGAAAGTAGTAGTATAATGTTTACGATGATTAAAGATGAAGTAAAGCAGGAATGGCAACTATCACCTCATGATCGATGTGACAGATGCAGTGCAGAAGCGCTTGTAAAGGTTACTGGGCTAAGCGGAGAATTGCTATTTTGTGGTCATCACTACAATAAGGTTATGGATAATCCTGAAGGATATAAGAAGATGGTTTCTTTTGCAATAACAGTACTTGATGAAAGACATAAACTTATTGAGAATAAATCAAAGGGGGAAGACTACTAATGTATGAATATTATGTAAGAAAAGTAGAAGGCGTAGTAGATGGAGATACTATTGACGTTCTTATTGATTTAGGGTTTGATATTCTGTTTGCATCACGTGTGAGATTGGCTGGTATTGATACCCCTGAGTCTCGCACAAAAGACCTTAGAGAAAAGGCTCTTGGTCTTGAGTCAAAAGAGTACTTAAAGAAGGCTCTAAAGGATGCTAAGTCTGTTGTAATTAAGACTGAGAAGATGGATTCATCTGAGAAGTATGGTCGCATTTTAGGATGGATCTATGTCAATGATGATACAGTTTCTCTTAATGACATGATGATTAATGATGGTTATGCATGGGGATACCTTGGGGATACAAAGGTCAAAGATTTTGACGCATTGAAGAAGGCTAGAGCAAAGTCAGGTAAGTAATGGATGCAAAAAGTCAAGCACTTCTTGATCATTTAATTAATCAGGGTGCCATTCAAATATCAGATATTGATAGCAATGGAGAGATTGTTTATTCTATTACTGATAAACTGCAAGAGGTTCATCCAGAACTATATCTAGAACTTAGAGATGAGTTTGAATATAACATGTTTGAGATGATAGATCAGGGTCCAAAGATCATGAATTGGAGAATAAGAACTAAATGAAGTCAATTCTTTACTTTACTGCAGAGTGGTGTAATCCATGTAAAAAAACTAGGCCTATTGTTGAGCAGTTAAATACTGAGCAAATAATGGCAAAGTTTTTTATTATTGATGTAGACTCTGATATTGAAAGAACAAAAGACTTTGAGATTAGATCAGTTCCAACCTTTGTAGTTATAAAGGATAATAAAGAGATTCATCGTGTAACTGGAGCACAAACAAGGCAACAGTTAGAGGAGTTGATTAGATATGACCAACAATGAAGATGAATTAATTAAAAATCTAATACTTGAGGGTGCCCTAGAGGTTGCTGGAGTTGATAGTGAAAATGGTGAGTTGCTTTATACAATCACTCCAAAAATGCAAGAGTTTATGCCAGACATGTATGAGGACCATCTAACACAGGTAAATAAAGATATTCTAAATCTATGGGAAAAAGGTTACGTAAATATTAACTTTTTAGATGAAGAGCCTATGGTTACAATCTCTGAAAAAGGGCTGGATAAAAAAGAGGTTGCCAAACTATCTAAGCAAGAAATATGGGCATTTGAAGAAATAAAGAGACTGTTGATAAAGTAAACTCTGATATAATCAGTATATAAACTAGGAGGTTTGTTATGCCAGTAGGCGGAGGCGGAAAGCCAGCAGGAGGATATCGTGCTGGGGGTAAGGGAAGTTATGGATGTAGTGGTTTTCCAACTGTAAGTGCAGATGGAACTGTGCACGGATGTCACCCAACAAAGGCTAAAGCACAGGCACAGGCTCGTGCTATTTGGGCAAGCACTGCTAAGAAGTTTGTTTCTAATGTAGAAAAGTCTATGGTAACAGAGGGTGACTTTGTTATGTTTTCTGGAGAAGAAGAGATTCAAGTTGGACGTGTTGAGTATGTAATGACAAATCCAGGAATGCTTGGACTTGAAGGATCAGAGTATGCATTAGAATATGCCGAAGATGACAAGCCAATTATTGTAAGATTATATGAAGAAGAAGATGGCACTTGGGAAGAAACTGAAGAAGTTGTGTACCAAAGAATGTCTGAAGTTGTAAAGATTGATTCACTTTCTGTAGCAGTAGATCTAGTTGTTGAAATGGGTTCAAGTGGTTCTGGTATTCCAGAATACACTCCAGAAGTTGCTATGGCGATGTATGACTCATCAATTGGCAAGGCAAAGAAGCCAAACTATGCAGACATGTTAGATCGTCCTGGAGATTCAGAGCCATCAAATATGGAACTATACAACAGAATTAAGCAAGAAGCAAGATCAAAGTTTGATGTTTATCCATCTGCCGTTGCTAATGCTTGGATAGTTGCAGAGTACAAGCGCCGTGGTGGAACGTATAAGTCTAATAAGTCTATTTGGAATGGATCGTTTGATCCTAGAGGTTTGTAATGCCAAAGAAAAAAGCACAATCATTTAATGCAACACAAATCAAAGATGGAAAGATTGTACGTATGAATAAAAACGGTACAGTTAAATCTATTATTGGTCCATACGAAGTAAAGCATCCAAAGAAGGACAAGTAATGGCAGATACGTATACACCTAATGCTGGCATGAAGGCTGCAGCACGTCGTGCTTTAAAGTGGAAAGAAGATGGCAAGGCAACTGGTGCAGGAACTCCTGTAGGTTGGGGAAGAGCAACTGATATCGTAAATGGTGCATCAATGTCTCTTGATACAGTTAAGAGAATGTATTCATTTTTTTCTCGTCATGAAGTAGATAAAAAAGGCAAAGGTTTTTTTGATGGTCCTGAATTTCCATCTAATGGTCGCATAATGTGGGATGCATGGGGTGGAGACGCAGGGTTTGCATGGAGTCGTTCTATTGTTGAGCGTGAAAAGAATAAAACAGAAAAGGCGTGGCAAGGAAGCCCATTTAGTTTTAAGGGGTAATTATGGAGTATGTCCTAGTTATGGGCTTGACATTGATTGTCTTTTGCTCTATAATTATAGTAATAACTAAAAAAGAAAAGAAATCTTTTAATAAGATTGTATATAGGCAAAGCGATATGCACAATATACTAAAAGATTTTTTCTTTAAAGATATAGACAACGAAAAGGTTTTTACATCTCAATCCAAGATATGGAGAGAGAAGCAAACAACTAAGGTTGTAATATTAGATCAAAAAGCATATTGGATATCAAACAATATTTTTTATGTGGGTGAAGCAGTTGATGGAAAGGTAAAGCCAGAAACTGGACAGCCATTAGATACATCTAATATGTCAAAAAGAGAAATAGACAAAATGTTATTCATCCTGGATAACTTAAAGAATGGGAAACTAAATGATAGTGGCAGTGCAGGGAACTAATGAGTTTGATGACTATAACCTATTCCTTCGTGCTATAAGCGTTGCTTTGTCTGGAATGAAAGAAGAAGAAAAAGATTTTATAATTTATTCTGTAGGTCCAACAAGAGTAAACTCTTTTGTTTCAGAGTTTTCAAACCTATCAGAGCGAGGAATGAAAGCAAGGGGTCGTAAAATAAAGTTTTATAAGGTTCCAGAAAGTTGGCTATATGAAAACATGGAACAAGTAAACTATTTTGCGTTTCTTAGTAAGCCAAAAGAGTCAGTATCAAAACTAACAACTTTTGCAGAATCAAAAAATGTAGAAGTAGGAATATTCCGTTACTAATAGAAAGAAATATCATGATAATTAATTCATTAACACAGATGGAAAAGATTGTTTCAAAACATAAAGAACTGTCTTGGGTAGGCTGGGAAGTAGTAGAGCGTAAAAGATCAGACCTTGCAAGAACATCTCCAAGTGGTGTACGTGTCAATAATGTGTGGTACATACAAAAAACCTTTAACCTTAATCGTAATGGTTGGGATATTCCAAACAAATACGGTCAATAATGAAGCAGCATATATGGAAAGATAATGCAGCCTGCCTTGGGCTAGACACTAATATATTTTTTGATAAATATGAGGACAATATAGATTCAAGACATATTGTAGACGCAATGTGTCAAAGATGTCCAGTTTCAAAAACATGCTTTGCCGTAGGCGTTTCTGGCAAAGAGTATGGTGTTTGGGGTGGCGTATTTCTTGAACTTGGTAATATTTCTAGAGAGTTTAATAGGCATAAAACAAAGCAAGACTGGGCAAACACATGGCAGTCATTAACTATGGAATAGAGAAAAAATGAAAAAAATAAAAATAATTTCAATGGAAGAAAATTCTGATAATCTTTTTAATGTTTACCCAGCAGAAGACTTTATACCTGAATGGTATAGAACTAGTCCATCAAAGTTGCCAGGGTTTGATTCTGAACTTATGACTAACTCTCCAGGTTTTATAACTTCAACTTATAAAAAATGCACCCCATTTTTAGATGCTATGTCCTCTGGATATATAGTTGCATTATCTGCAGACATTGAAGTTTTATTAACTGATGATGGATCTCCACATATACAGTGGAGAACGACGAGAACAATTGTTACAGCACACACGGAAGAGCAATGGAGGGGGTTGCCATGTCCAGATGGGTATTTTCCGTTTGTATATAAATGGAGCAATCCCTTTACAATAAATGCTCCAGATGGATATTCACTATTATTTACAAAACCTCTGAATAGGTTTGATTTGCCATTTGAGTGCATATCTGGAATTGTTGATACAGATCTGTATAAAATTCCAGTTAATTTTCCATTTTTTATTAAAAAGGGATTCACTGGAATTATTAAAAAAGGAACGCCATTGGTACAAGTTATACCTATTAAAAGAGACGGTTGGCAAAGAGAATATTTTAATTATGATAAAAAATTTTATATTACAGAGTCAGAAAAATTTTTATCAACAATTAAAAGATCATATAAAAATAATTTTTGGAATAGAAAAAAGTACGAATAATGTATACAGATCAAATGCGTAGAGCCTTTCACTCTGTTATTCCTCCTAAAGGGTTTTCTATAGAGTTAATTGATAATGATCATTTTTTAACTATTAAGTTAAATGAATATAAGTTTGCAAAAATGATTCATGATGATAAGATACAAGCGCTTCAGTATGTATTAAACCTAAAAAGGGCATT